GGCACTTTTTCTATAGGAGATTATGGAACATATACTGATCAATCATATCAAATAACATTAGATGATGGTAGAGTAGTAAGGGTTATTCCTAATTATGATCTTAGTAAAACTACTACTGTACAACCTGTAGGTGAAAAGTTTGCTATTAAAAAAATCACAAAAGAAATAGAAGGTAAACTTAGAGAAGTATTAGCTATTTATAGATTTGATAAAGATGGTAATATTAAATCTCAAAATTTTGGATATGTAAGAGAAAATACACCTTCTAAAGAGTTTAAATCTGAAACTGTAACTCTTGAATCTATAAATAAAAATATTAATGTTGATAATTTAACTATTGCTAAGGAAAGAGGCTATGAGGTATTATATACTCCTTTTGGTCAAGTAACTCCAAACCCTTATAAAATTAGTAAAATCAACAAAAAAACTGTAACTTTATCTTCTCCGATATCAGGTGATGTAACTATAAAAATTGAAGATTTATCAACTGTTATACAAGGGGTTGTAGATCCTAAATCTATAAATGTAACTACTGAGGATAATGATACTATACTTGAAAATAAAAAATCAATAGTTCAAAATCAAACAGTATACAACAACAAGCTTACTAAAGAAGAAGCTAAAAATAACTTTATAAACAAATTGTGTTAAAATATTATGGTTTGTAATCTTGAACAACAAAAAGACTTAAAAAAAGCTTTAGAAGAATATGTAAATGTTTTAATGCTGGAAGGTATTAAGACAAAACCATTTAATTATCTGGGTATTATAAAAGAAATTTATGATGCTGCTTATAGTAAAAATAAAGATCAAGTACAGGCTTTAGGTGTGGCATATCATGTACCACAAATAATGACTAATTTGTTTAAAATAAATCCTGATCTAGACATGATGAGTTTAGACGGGAAAGATTTAGATGGTATTAAAGATCTTATTCAAAAAGTAAATAGTCAAAATGGGTTGGATCTTTTAGCTAAAGAATTAAAAATTATATCTATTCCTATATCACAAATAGAAGAAGAGATTGCTAATCAACCTAAAGATTCAGTTATTCCTATAGAAACTATTACATCTGCAAAAGAACTTTTTATTGATAGATTATTATTCCCAAGTGAAATAAATAAAACTATTGGTCAACAGTTACTTAGAGTAAATGGTATTCCTTCTCAAGATCAAACAAACCCTAAAGCAAATTTACATCATAATGTAGTAAATAAATTATTAGGTTCTGTTAAAGATTTTCAACCAGACTTTACAGAAGTTACTTATGAAGGACATACTGGGTTTAGATTGCTGGCAATAAAAGAAAATCAATTACCTAATCTTGAAAGAAATCTTTATTTGAATGAGCAACCTACAAATTTTGTAGTATTAGCTCTTGTAGATAATAAAGGTAACTTTCTTTACTTTAAAGAAGATGGTACTCTTGGTGATGCAAGTAATGGTACTATAGTTCATTTTTTAATGAAAGCTTCTTCTAAAGAAGAAGAACAATCTATTAAAGACAGATTGTTTAATGAAAAACAAACTGAAATAACAAATATAGTAGATAGTGATACAAGTTTAACTTCTGAAGAAAAAGAAGCTGTTAAAACTGAAAAGTTTAAAGATTTAGTTTCTTATATAGATAAGTTATATAAAGAAAAAGAAGATTTTGTAAAACAAATAGTAGAAGAAACTAATACTGAACCTGTACTTTTAGATATAAACAGTGGTAGCACTGGTTATTATAAAAATACAAATGATATGACTCCTGCTCAAAGAAAAGCAACACAAGCTTATCTTTCTGAGTTTAATCTTACACCGGTAGAAAAAGCAAGTATTGAATTTACTACAATAGTAAAAGGTAATAAAAGTATAGTATTACCTACTATAAAATTTGAAGATTCAGACTCAAGAGTATCTTTAAAAAATCCTGAAAAACTTAGTACTGATTCTGATGTATTAAATAATATTGTAAGTGTTTTAGTTGATGATCCAAAGCTTTTAGGTATTCCTTTATCAGCTATGGATAAACTAGATTATATAAAACAGTTTTTACATATAGAAGAAAACTCTGGATTTATTCTTACTAAAGATGTATTAAGTGTTAATGGTAAAATATTAGATATTGTAAATAATAAGGAAGAAGCTAGAGAAATTCTAAAAAGTTTCTTTGGTAACAATTTCCTTACTATTATGGAAAAACCTTACAATGATAATAAATTAAGATGGATCACTGTTACATCTACTGGTGAAATAACTGAAGATAGTAGAAATTACTATGATTTTATTTTCCAAAGAATTATGCCTAGAGTTGCTATGGATAAAACTGTAGGAAGAAAAGGTAGACCAATGATTGTTAATTCTTATTTAGGATATAAAAGAATAAATGAGAAAAAACAAGTAGAACAAGAAGTTAAAGAAACTATAGAAAAAGTTGATGAAAATCCTGATTTATTTGGAGGAATTGACTTTGATATAAATTCTGCAGCATTCAGATCAAAACTTTTAGAAACCATACCTACAACAGCTGAACAAGAAGAAAGAGCTAAAAAGTTTTTAGAAGAAAGCCCTTTATTTAAAGCTGTTGATGAAAGTGGTAAACCATTAATTACAACTGACTTTAGTAGAACAATTGTAAATTCTGATGCATTTGGTATGTTTTCTAATGCAGCTGTTACATTGTTTTCTGGAGCAAGTTATACTCATGGTTATCATGAAGCATGGCATGTATTTAGTCAATTATATTTATCAAAAGGTGATAGAGATAGATTGTATAACCGTGTTTCTAAACTTGATGGTTCATTTGAAGTAGTTAAAGGAACCGGTGGTCAAGGAGGTAACAACTTTGAAAAAGTAACAGTAAAGTTTAGTGATCTTAACCCTAACTTTCCTCAAGACAGATTATTACTAGAAGAATTTATAGCAGAAGAGTTTAGATTATTTGCTATAAATAATGGTAAGTTTAAAACCAAAAATGCTAAAACTAATATTCTAAGTAAAATCTTTAATAGAATTTGGGCTTTACTTAAACAGTTTTTTGGTAGTGCTGATGCAACTACTGTATATTCTAATCCTGGTTCTGAGACTGTTCTTAATGAAATGTTCAATACTTTGTATAGAGCTAAGACACAAGATCAAATAAGCCGTATAGCTCCTAATCTTAAAAATGCTGAGTTTGGAAGATTAAACTCTGGTATTATAGCAGAAGATGGGGCACCTTTGTTTAACTATCAAGAAGCTATAGAGTTAAGCAATAGTATTGATGGTATTATATCTTTATATACAGATAGAGTAATTCAAGAACAAAAAGCAAAAGGTGTTATTGCTAATGGATATGTTATTACAGCTATAACAAGTCCTAAAAATCAAGATCATATTTATAATGTTGTTGTTAAAACAGCTTTTCAAAATAAGCTTAAACAACACATGGCTTATGTAGAAAAAAATAAAGAAAATAAAAATGATCCTTTCTTAGATGTTTACAAAAGAAATATTGATATTTTAAGTAGAGCTCTAAAATCAGAAATATTTGGTGATATAACAGAAATAATAAAAGGTAATGCAAAAGGTAATTCTGTTGTTGCATTCCATAGAGAAAATTCTGCATTTAAAGATTTAGGTTTAGTAAAAGATTATGATATTGAAATAGATAATTTAGATTCTAAAAAAGCAGAAGCTGATGAAACTTACTCAAACAAGGGTCCTAATGAGAAAAAATCTGAAGATATAGCCACAAATGAAACTTTATTTCTTGTTAAAAGTTTACTCAAAAAAAACCCTGATGGTTCTAATATAGAAAATGCTTTAGGATTTCCTGAAACTGTAGATTTTATTCCTACATGGAGAGTATTAACTAATAAATTAGGTGGTCAAACAACACCGACAGGCTTATATAATAAAATGATAAAAGCCCGTGATATGAAGATTGCTCCATATTTTGATCAATTATTGCTCAAAGTTGGTAATCCTGCTGAAGTAATGTCTACATCTGAAAATGCAGCTAATATGTGGATTAGTTTATGGCAATCTTTAAATCTTTACAACATGCCTATCTTAGCTACACAATTTGTAGAAGATAGAGATGAAAATGGAGAAGTATCTGTGAAAATAAAAGTAGGTAAAACTACTGCAGAATACTTTAAAATTAAAAGAAGAGATTGGCCATCTAAGTTTGCTCAGGAAACATCATCTCCTTATATCAAAGTAAATACTGAAACAAAAGCTAATGAATTAAATTTACCAGCTATTAAGAAAGCTTTTTTAGTAGAAACATTTGGTGCTGATGGTTTATTATCTTATACAGTAAACAGTAAAGAAAACTGGATACCTTTTTTAAATAGTATTGGATTATATCTAACTAATAATTATGATATAAATCAAACATTACAAGAAGAAGATGTAAAATATATAGCACAAGCCATAGGTCTTGCTGAATATAATAAACTAAACATTGAAGCTCCAATAGATTTCCTAAGTAGATTTCACAAGTTTAAATCATTAAATAGATTTAATCAGGTTGTAGATATAAATTATAACTCATCTGTTGGTAGAGTTGATGCTATTGCTAGTCTTGAGGCTCAGTATTCAGATCAATATACCGGCAGTATGGTAAGAGCTTCTTCTGATAATTTAAAAGCAACAACTGCTCTTAACAGCACATACACTAAAATCATAAATTCTATTAATGAAGTTATGTTTAAAGGTGATATGTTTGATAATACATTGTTAGGTGATTATGCTCATTTATATTATCTAAATCCAGAATTTAATCCTCAAGCAAAAGCTTCTATCTTTTTAAACTCATTATTTAAAACAGATGGAACAAAAGATCAAGATAACTCAATAGAGGTATTTGATGTTGATGGTAGCAAATATGTGACTGAAGATTTTGAATCTAATGGTGTACCTTATGGTAAAATGACCAAACTAGACAAAGTTATTACTGACATGACTAGTATGATGTTTTATGGTGTTCAAGAAGGTACAACAAGAGCTGCAGGAAAGAAAACATATTTAGGTGTAAAAATAAAAGAAATAAAAACTTATGATGGTAAAAAGACTAATCATTTGTTTATAGATACTGAGTTATTCTTAAAAAATGCTTCAGGAGATTATATTACCCAAGGCAATGTTAATACAAAAATATTACAACTGGTTTATCCTAAACTTGAAGCAGAAATCAAAAGAATAAAAATGGTTAAAGATGATCCGACTTACTATAAAACATATAAAGGTTTTGAAAAAGCTGATCAATTTGCAATGTTTGATGATGTTTTAGAGCAAGATGTTGATAAAGAAAAATCATTAAAACAAAGATTAACAACTACTGAATTTTTAAATGCTGTTGCTGAGAAAGGATTAATAACTACTCTAAATGAGAATGAAGTATTAAGAGATGAACTAAATAAACAAGTTCTTGAATATTTTTCTAGATTAAAGAAAAGATATGAAAAGCAATATGTTAAAGCTGTTAAATCTGCAAAACTTCAAAGAAATGGAGAAGCATTATTACCAGAAGCTATTAAAGAAGCTTTAAAAGAAAGATTTATTTCTAATAAAGTAATAAAAAAAGCACAGTTAGATTCTTTAGGTGAAAGTTCTGATATACTTCTTAAAAATGCATTTTTCTCATCTTATACTATTAACTCTTGGTTATACAAAGCTGAAGTAGGAACAATTATTCATACAGATCACTTTCAGTTTAATCATGCTAAAAATGAAGGTCCTAAAAGGATTGCTCCTTACCAATCACCAGGTACTATTTTTGCAACAGGTTCATTAGCTAATAATTATGCTAATACTTATGCTAAAAGAGAGTATGAGCAAAAATTAATGGATGAGAATAAAATAGCTAAAAAAGATATTAGAAAACATACTAGTATATTTAATACAGCTATCATAAAAGAATCTGAAGTAAGATCTGCATATTATGAAATGTATGAAGATATGTTCAGAAAGTCAATGATAAGAAGAGGTATTACAGACGAGGCTGCTATTAAAAAAGAATTATATGGACCAGATGGTTTAGATAAAAACGGTAATCCTACAGGTGGTAGGATGGCTCCTTTTGCTAAAATTAAAGATGCTGATGGTCAAGGTTTTGTTAGTTTTGATGCATACAGAATTCTTAAAAAATTAGAATCAGATTGGAGTCCTGAACAAGAAGCTGCATATCAAGATGTTATAAAAGGTAAACAAGTATCTGCAGATGAGATAAAAGGTTTATTTCCAGTATACAAATTAGGTTATGCCGGTCCGTTAGCTATTACAGGTAGATATCCAATAAACAGTATTCATAAGTTTAGTTTGATGCCTTTGACTCCTAGTATGCTTGAATACGGAAATAAAAAAGCTGTGCTACAGGACATTCATTTAAAAATGATTGAACAAGGTATTGATTATATCACATTTGAATCAGGTTCAAAACAATCACATATTAGATCCTCAGAAAATCTTAATGGTGATGATATATATGAAGGAAATGATACAAGTAGACTAAAAGAAAATTTTACATTTACTGTAAATCCTATATTTCTTGCTTATCTTAAAAATCAAACTAAAGTAAATAGTTATTTTAAAGGAGAATCTACTTTAGCATCTCAGTTACGTAAACTATTTAATGTTAGTTTATACAGTGAAGGAGATCCTAAAAAACAGATATTTAAAGAAAAAACTGACAAGGTATTTAGTCTTATTGATAGAATAGTAAAAGTTAAAAAGGCTGAAATACTAAGAAATTTAAAATTTAAAGAAGTAATTGATCCTAAAACTGGAACTGTTAAACTTGAAGGTGATATTCAAGTAATGCTAGGTTTTATAAGAAAAGAATTAGAAAAACAAGGTTACAGCAAAACTGAAATTGATCTTATTCAAAGCAATGAAAAAGGTACAGTTGATTTAAGTAGCCACCCTTTAGCTCCACAAATAGAAAAAAATCTAGTATCTATTATCAACAATAGATTAGTAAGATTAAAAGTAAATGGTGAACCATTAGTTGAAGGATCTTCTGCATTTTTTCAAGATGTAAAATTTAAAAAACCTACAGAAAAAGACTTAAATAATTATGGAACTAATGGTTTAAGATCTTATGTAGTAGACCCTGATGGTAAAGTTGACACAAAAGGTATGGGTGTAGCTATTGCTTTAAATGAAGATTATCAAAAGCTTTTCTTTACTAAATATTTTACCAAAGATGAAAAAGGTAATTATATAGATTCTAAAGAAATAATTGCTGTTTATAAAAAGAATGAAAAAGGTGATAGAGAATTAGACTTTGATGCAAGTTTCAATAGGCTTAATGAAATGATCAATGTCAATGAGTGGTTAAATACAGATGAAAACAGATTAAAAATTAGAATAACAGGTGTTAGGATTCCAGTACAAGGACCTAACTCTGCAGAATTTGCTGAAGTTCAAAGATTTTTACCACCTATTGCCGGTCCAATTATTATTATTCCTGCAGAAATTGTTGCTAAATCAGGTACTGACTTTGACGTGGATAAACTCACTTCTTACTCTAAGTACATATCTAGCAGAGGTACTTTAATTAAAGATAGTTTTAATACTGTTGAGGAGTTAGATGCTCATATAGAAAAGCTTGAAGAAAGTTTTAATAAAGCTAGGGCTAAAGCTATTAAAGGTGAAATCAAAACTGAAGTAGACAAAAAGAATCTTACTTGGACTACTATTAAAGATGATCTTAGTGATTTCAGAAAAGCTGTAACTGATGTTGCTCAAACTAAGTACTTAGGAAAAGAACAGTATAATTCTTTAACTCAAAAAAATACTAGAAAATTATTAGAAAATCTTTCTGATAAAAATCTAATGGACTTTGTTAAAAATAATATACCTGAAGCATATAAAATATACAATCAAAAACTTAAAGACTTTAATATTACTGAGTTAAATAAAGTTGAAGAAACTATATCTAATTTATATAAAGAAAAAAATGATTTAGCTAAAACAGCTATAGAACTTTCTTTAGCAAAAGAGCATAAAAGAAACTTTTCTAAAGTTATTGAGAATGATTTAATTGATGCTATAACTGATGTCCTTTCTTTACCAGATATGGCCGAAGTATTATTGACACCAAATGATACTCATTTAACTAAATACATAACTGAAGATGCTCCAGGTCAAAAAGGATTAAAATCATTAGTTCAAGAACTAGATGATGAAACAGACTATGAAAAGTCTATTATGACTGGTAAAAGAAATGCTCCAAAAGGAATTAGTGCTACCAGAATGTTAGAGCAAGATTTTAATACAGATAAACAACAAGCTAGTATTGCTGGTGGTCAAGGTCTAGGTATTGTTGCTGTAGGTGGTACTAATAGTAACCAATTCCGTATTTATGGAACTAAGCTTAAAAAGTCAATGCCTGTGGTAATAAAAATACTTACTCGGACTAAAGCTGGTAAAAATGTGATTGAAGAAAAAATTGTTGATTTTCCTATTGGTTTAAAGTTAAAGCATAATAAAACTTCTGATGGTGCTATTTCTTTATCTAAAGATAGAGATTATAATAATGAAAACAGTGTTGCTGAAATTATTTCTCAGTTGTTAAATGGATTTGTTGATATTGATAAAGATGAATGGGTAGCTTATTTGCAAGGTAATCCTACTGTTACACCTAAAATTTTGTTTTTAGTTGATGCAGGAGTGCCTTTTGAACACATAGCATATTTTGTTTCTAATCCTATGGTTAGAGAATATGTTTCTTTAGAAAATAGTTATAAATCTCCACTATCTAAATTAGTATTTGGTAAAGATCATGATTCAAGTGGGTCTAATGCTAAAAATTTAGCTAAGAAATATATGATGAGATCTATAAATGTACCAAGTGCTGAATATACTAATAATAAAGATAATGTACACGGTTTACAATATGCTTTAAATTTTTATCATAAAGGAGCTTTTACATTAGATGAATTAAAAAGTATAGCTTCTAGCAGACTTAATTTTGCTGATCAATCTCAAAAAGCTGGATTTTTACAATATCTTCTTATTGAAGAATTGATGAAGGATTATGATTTATTAAAAATGACTTTAAATCCTGATACAACTACTTCACCAAACATGTTTGAGGCTAAGATAAAATCAAGAGCTATAGCTAGATTAAAAGATTCTAAAACTGTTTCTCAAGAAGATGTAAATAATCTTGTTAATGGAGGTGCTCTTAAACCATTTCAAGTTCAAGATTTTACTATTGAATTGTTTGGAAGACTGTTTCCTACTAGAAATCATCCTAAGGTAATTGACTTTTTAACTAATGCTGTAGAAAATAGAACACTATTTAGTAGTATAGAAAAAGCTACTGGTTTAGATGAAGAAAAATATGTAATAAGATTTTTAAATTCTTTATATCAGTATGTATTTATCAATACTCTTAAAAACTACAGATCTGGTGATACAATGTATAAACAAATTCCTGTAGATCAGTTAGTTAACATTGAACAACTTAAAAATGATTATGATAATAAAGAATATGCTAAAAACTATATAGAAAGAGGATTATATCCTGTTCCTTTAGCTGCTTTTGAAGATGCTACATTTGAAGAGTTTGTTGAGTTTAGCTTAGAAAGAGAATATTTAAGAAGAATGTATCCAATAGATTCTGTGGTTAATACTACTAGCTATAAAAGATCTTATGCTGCTTTAAAAAATATTAATAATCCTGCATTTTCTACAGAAGACGGATTAAAGAAGTATGCTTATGAAAACATTTTAAAGAATAAAGCATTAAATAATATTTATAATACATTCAAATTATTTAGATCTGGAAAAGATACTGTGGCTCAAGAACTTATAAATATTATTAATGATAACCCTGCTCTTGCTAAAAAGTATTCTGTTATATCTAAATTTAAAGCTAGTGTAGTACCTAATGATGTAAAACAAAAGTATAAAGGTATATTAAACTTTACTCTTACTGATATATCAGATGTTACAGATATTAGGGATGAGAATGGTAAAAAGAAAAGAGAAGATTATAGAAGACAAATGAGTGAACTTGCTGATCCTAGTTTTATTAAAGTAGCAAACAGTCCTCAAAATAATGCTTATATAAGTAGCTTTTTTGAAAAGTTACCGTTATATGCTTTCTTACAATCAGGTATGAACCCAAGTGAGTTTAACTTAATGTCAATCATGCCTTATGGAAACTATAATAGAATAATGGATGTTGCTGTCAATAACCTAAAAAAATTATTAGATAGTGATAATGCAGATAAATTTTTAGCCGGTTTTAATGAATTCTTTAAAGCTAGATACAATTCTAAAAATTCTACTTTAATAAATAGAGGTGTAAACTGGAGAATGAATATGCAAGATGTTATTAATCTTAAACAATCTAATGCATTGAATATAAACAACTTACCATTTATAACAAATGTAAAAGGTAATGTTTATGTTTTAGATGATAACTCTCAAACATTTAAAGATTTAGCTAAAGATTATGAAAAGAAAAGTGATTTTATCTATGATGTAAAAAACAACAATCTAGATTCTATCATTATTTCTTCTTTATCAGATTTGAACTATAGATTTCCAGGTATGTCTTTTGAGCAAATCAATGCTGCTAAAACTGATATTGATTCTGCTATTTCTAATATCAAGTCTTTAGAGGATAGTGGTAAAAATATTGTGTTCTTATCATCTATATTTGATCAAGCTAAACTTACTACTACTCAACTAGGTAAACCATATTTTACTGAAGAAAAAGCTTTAGCTCAAAAAACTTTTAGAAAAAAACCTCTTTTGTTCCAACAAATTGAATCAACTAGAGATAAACCTGTAGGAGCAAGAAACATTGGTAATGCTATTTTACTAAATATTTCACTTTTGAAACAAAAATATGCTGAAAAAGCTTGGACTAAATCTGCAGTATTAAATGATAAAAGTTCTGCTACACCTCTTGCTGAAAATGAGTTTACATCATTTGATGAATTTTTTACTTTTGTTCTTCTTCATGAATTAGGTCATGACTTTATTAAACAAGCTGAAGGAGAAACCAAAGGATTATTAGAAGATAGAATAAATAAAGCTGCTTTAGCTGAACTAAGAAAGAATTATAGTAAATCCACTACTCAACCTATAGTACAAACTGGTGATCCTATAAAACAAATAACAGCTATCTATAATAAATTAACTGATGAACAAAAGAAAAAAGTTGGTACCTTAGAGAGCATACTTGATAAATATAATGAACTACCATTTGATTTAACAGTCGAACAATTTGTAGATCAAACAATTAATTGTAAATTATAAGTACTATGACTTGTATAAATAAATCAACTAAGGAGTATAAAAACTTAGAAAAAAGATATGGAAGCACTATTGCTGAAGGCTTAATAAGAAGATATAATCAGGGTAAACCAGACTCTGATTATATCCCTACTGTAAGTGAAGCCAAAAATTTTTTATTAAATATTAATAAAAACAAACTACAGAAAATACAAAGAGGTCTCAAAGCCAACCAATATCTTACTGAAAGAGGTATTCTAGATTATTTACAGGGAGTTCTTGCTAAATCTAATGATAAAATTTTTATAGTAAAAGGATGGAATGTTGGTATGAGTGTTAAAACTGCCAATAGGAAAGAGATCTTTGAGCCTAATCTTAAAATAATGCAAGAAATTGCAACTCAATATCCTGATATTTTTAAGTTAAAAAATACTACAATTGAAGATGTTATTATTGTAGAAATTAATCCTAGACAATCACCATCTTTACTGATAAGTAAACCACAAATAGGTATTCAAAAAACTATAGATTTTACTACACCAGAAGAAGAATATGAAACAGAAGACCTTTCTAAAGAAGAAGACATAGAAAGACGTAAAGAAGGTAGCTGGACTATGGATGAAGAAGGTAACATCATTCCTTTTACTGAAGAGGAATCCTCTACAAACCAAGAATTATCAATATATTTGTCTAACAAACTTAATGATGCTTTTGGAATAAGTGATCCTAGTGTTACAGGAGCTCCATCTATAGATGACATTGTAAACAAACATATTTCACCATCAGAAGAAGATATTAACAACAAAAAAAGCGAATGTTAAAATGAAAGGATCTTGTCCTCTTAAAACTGCCCCAGACTGGTTAGCTCTAGAAAATACTATAGGTGAAAATAATACTTGGAAAGTATGGATGTCATCTAGAGAAGATGTTTTACCTGAGCCTGTTGCCGGGGCATTTTTTCTATTTACTGAAGCTGAACCTATAAAAGCAGCTGCTTTACTTAATAAATATGTTCCATTAGTTAAAAGACAAAAGTATGATTATAGCACTACTCTTCTTGACATGATAAATGATGCTCAAGAAGGTATGTTTAATGAAGATGTTTATAAACAATGGCTTGCAAATAATGATTATTTAGATAAATTGTTTCAAGGAGAAATTATAAAAAGAACTGAGGAAGAAAAAGAAATTGCTGCTAAAAGATTCCAAACTCTTGAAGAATTGGCTAATGAAGTACCAGAAGAATTTGTAGAACCAATAACAGCTATTGATTTACAAAACAAGATGAGAAAAGATGAATTTCTCTACAAGTTTGGTGAAAATTTAGGTAGGGATTTTATAATTGTAACAACCCAAGAAGCTAATAATATTTTAACAAAAACTGCTACTCCTTATCAAGGACAATCTGTATTTATCATCAATAACAAAATACATTTAGTTGAGGATAAAATATCATTGAATAGCAACTTTGCTGATATTGCTTTACCTTTAATTCATACTTTAAGACTAAATGCTAAAGATACTTTTAATGCTATTTATGAAAGATTTCTTAAAACTCCACAAGCAGCTGATATTCAAGAGATTATAAATGATAAATATCCAACAATAATAAATAAAGATTCTGATTTATATAAAGAATTAGTTTTAGCTGAATCTCTTAAATATTATGCATCAGTAAAAAATGCTGGTACTAATGTTAATGCAGGTCTTATGAGTGAAGCATTTGATGCTTTTATAAAGAATAATCTGATGTATCACATCAAACAAAGAATAAGAAAACAATTTGGAACTGTAAAAGTAGAAAAGCTTACTCCTAATGATAGTGTTTCATCTTTTGTTAAAATGGTAGAGAATGAAAACTTTAAACTTGAAAATGAAGAAGTTAATGCAGAAACTATAAATTCTTATAATAATGAATTAGAAAAAGCTGCAAAAGAAATTACTGATGCTATAAAAACTGCAGAAGCTGAAAGTAAACTTATGGGTGTTATTGATAATTTTATAATGTTCAATGATAGACAATTAAGACTTACAAAAGCAAAACCTTACTGGGATATAAAAAAGGTTATTGCTGATGAAGAAGCAGGTGGATATTTAAGAGATATTGCTGAGAGATTAAAAGATGTAGATCCTTCTAAAGTAAAAAACTATGCTGATCTTACTCTTTCTTTTAGAACTAAAGCATTAATAAATTCTCTATTTACATTAGATAAAACTCTTACTGAAATTAATAAGTATTTAGAAACCATTGCAGCAAGTAATGCTAAACCTGTAGACAAACTAAAAGATGTAGCTTATGCTCATGATTTATTAAAACAATGGGGTGATTTCATTGATCAAACTGAAAGAGCAATGATTGAAGCTGGTATTCCCAAAGATAGTTATGTTTTTAGATTTGTTGCTACATTAGATGCTTCTGTTAAAAAAGGTAAAGAAACTTTTGTTACTATACAAGAAGATGGTGCTGTAAAATCTACTACAGATTTACTTAACTATTTTTCAGAAAATATAACAAAGAATATTGATGAAGAAATCAAAAGGCTAGAAGAAATGCCTGCTGATTCTTATAGAGATAAGCTTATAAAAGAACTAAAAGAAAAAAAGAAGAAATATACATTTGATGAGGATAAAATAAAAAAATTGTATACTGGTGAACTTGGTGACTCTAATTTTTGGAGTACAATGTTTGAGAGTTATACTACAAATCCTGATCCTATTCTTTCAACTTTTGCTTTATTCTTAAAGAAACATACATCAGATATTACAGCTAATGCTTTCTTAAGATCTAGAAAATTTTCTGAGACTATTCAGCCTCTTATGGAGTCTTTAGGTATTACAGGGAATGATCCTAGAAAAGAGTTTGCTGAATATATTATAACAGATACAAAAGCCGGAAGAGATGAAAACGGTAGACTAACTAAACAAGCTGTATTATCTTTAATGGCACCAACAACTAGTGGTAGGTATGAAGTTGCCATGCTAGAGCAAGATATTGAAGATGCTAAAAAGGCTAATGATCCAGAAAAGTTAAAAGAAGCTTATAAGAAAAAAGAAGAATTCTTAAATAAATACTTTAATAGAGAATATGTTAAGTCATATTATGAAGACAGAAAAGTTCTTGAAAATGAGAACTATGATGCTTTCATGAAGTTAGAAGAAATAAATCTTGAGATAAAAAAGTTTAGAGCTGATAATCCTAATGAACTAGATACATTTGAAAACAATAGTATACTAGATAATTTATTAAAACAGAGAGAAAGACTTTACTCTATTTTTGATGAGAATGGAAATCTTAAAGATCAAAAAGACCAAAAAATAGCAAGGGATTTAACTGCTCATAGAAAAAGAATGGGTAAGTATTATGATGCTATTCCTAAAAAAGGTCAGTTTCAAAGAGAATTTGAAGCTTTTTCTAATTTGTTAGCTACAGATCCTAGATATTCTAACATAGCAAAATATAATCCTGATGGTACTTTAACTGATGAGTTTAAAGATTTACAATATAAATGGTTAAAACAAAACAGTAGAGTAAAATATACACAAGCTTATTATGATAGACAAGCTGAATTATATGATACTTTAGCTGAATTATCTAAAGATTTACCTGATGAATATAAAGTAGATGCACTTTATAAAGAAAGAACAGCTATTTTATCTGGATATAAAGATTCTTATGGTCAGACTGATCCTTCTAAAATGGCCAATAGAGCTAAAATTTTAGAAAAGCTTAAGAATATTCAAGAAAAAATTAATGATATTCAGTTTAAATCTCAAAATGATCAGATTAATCTTAGTACAGCTACTAAACTTAGAATAAAAGAAGTTTTAAAAGAACTTGCTGAATTGCAGTTTAAAGAGCCTACTGAGTATTACATGGATGAATTAAACCAAAATCTAATTGCTATTAATGCTAAACCTAGAAAATTAGATGAGGCTGATTCACTTCTTAGTGATATTAAATTATTAGAAGGTACTTTACTTAAAAAACCATCATTTGCTAAATGGTTTAATGAAAATCATGTAAAAAGATATTACATGACTTCAGATGGTACAAAGAAATACAAATATGAAAGACTAAATGCTTGGAGTGTTGTTATTCCTATTGAAAAAAATCCTGATGTTCCTTATATAGAAAAAACTAAAGTTAAGTTTGAAGGACAAACCTATGAAATAAATGGTATTCCTAGTTCTAGATTTTTCTTTTTCAAAATAAAAGATGAATTTAAAACCATCAAGCCTAACATGACTAAAGAAGAAAAAGCTCAGTTTGTTAATAACAGGGGTGAATATCTTCCTTTAAGTAAAGAACAAGGAGCACCTCAAGATTCTCCATTTATAAATCATGCTTATTATGAAATTATCAAAGATTCTAAAAAAGCTGCTTTACTAAAAGCCTTTACAGAATATCATGTTGATAATCAAATAGGTCTTGATAAATCTCAAAAACTATATTTAGATATTCCAAGATTTCCTATTAAAGATAATCTTGAAAGATTAAGAACAGGTAGACCTTTAAAAAGATGGGTTGATAGAATAAAAAGTGTGGGTAGAGGTATGGCTGCTACTCTTAGTGGTAAGTCTAGAGAAGAAGCTAATATAGAATCTAGGGAAGAAATTGATGTTGAAGATGAATTAGGCAATGTTCAGTTTGAAGAAGATTATGAAAAACTAGCAATGGCTAAAAATGCTTTATTAGATCCTGTTGTAGATAAAATTCCTATGAGAGGTTTATCTAATATTCCTATTGAAGAAGTGTCTTATGATCTTATAACATCTTTTAATTTGTACATGCTTCAGGCTGAAAAACAAAGAGTATTTAATGAAATATCTCCAGTTGCCCAGGCTATGATGAATACACTAGAAAATTTAGATGAAGCAGCAAGAGAACTTGATAAAATTAGAAACAAACAAGGTACTATGAGAGATAGTGTAAAAGCTTTGTTTGGTAATAAAGGTACAAGTAATAGAGTTGCTGGTTTTAAAGCTCTTTATAACCGAGAATTTAAAGGTAAGGTCTTTGATGAAAAACATCTTGATTGGATTAATAAAGTAACTGCTGGTATTACAAAAGGAGCATCTATTAATTACTTTGCATTAAACTTACCATCTGCTGTAAAAAACTACTGGGGTATTCTTTGGCAGTTAAATGTTGAAGCAACAGCTGGTGAATATTTTGACTTTGTCTCTATGGGTAAAGGTAAAATAAGAAGTAAGACAGCAATGAATGAATGGACTACTAGAATATGGGGTGGTAACTATAATACATTAGATACTCAACTCATAATGCTTATGGATCCATTACAAGGTAAAGCAGATGAAAGTTTGGGTAAAGATGCATCAAGAACTTTTGCTAAAGATCTAGCTAGTTTAAGTTTTGTGTATAGCCCTAGAAAATTCATGGAGATGGAAGGTGGTTTACAGCTATTCTATTCTATGATGTATCATAAACAAATTCCAAGAATTGTAAATGGTGTAGAAACTAGTATAGCTTATGCAGATGCTTTTGAATTAGATAAGTCTGGTAAGATGGTTCTAAAAGAAGGTGTAGATGCTACTTATGGAATCACTTATGAAGTAGATGAAAACGGTCAAGAAAAAGCTGTATTAGGTAAAGAGTTTGTAAAAATGCAAAATGCTGTACATGAGAAGTTTAAAGATCTCAATGGTGCTTTTGCTAAATTTGAACAACCTCAAGCTCAAGCTTTTTTTGCTTATAGGTTATTTGCTTTCATGAGAAGATACTTTACAAGTATGTTTATGAACAGATTTGGTAAAGACCGTGCAAACTTTGCATTAGGTACTATAAGAGCAGGATATTATGTAGAAGCTACAATTGCTATAGCAAAAACAATAGCTACATTAGGTAAACATATAAAATATCTTCAAAAATCTGAAAAAAGAGCAATGGCTAGAATGCTTATGGATGCTGCACAAATATTAATAGTATCTATGGTAGCTTCTCTATTGTTTGGTTATGATGATGATGATGAAGATAGATTTGAAAAATTAAGAGCTAAATCTGGTGCATTAGGGGAAGATGATTTTGAATTAACAGGGTGGTTATCAAACCATGCTCTTACTCTAATGCTAAAAACACAAGCTGAAAACCAAAGTTTTATACCACTACCAGGAGTAGGTTTGAATAACTATCTTGATTTAACAAGTTCAACATCACTTGCCTTTGGTCCAACTATTACATCTTATTCTAAAATATTAACTGATATTGCCCTACATGCTATGCCTGGTGAAAATGAAGATTTATTTTACAAAAAAGATACAGGTCCTTATGAGTGGCAAAAAGAAGGAGAAGCTAAAATATGGAACCATTTAGGAACAATGTTAGGTTTCTCTGGAAGTCAAGTAGATCCTGTTAAAGGTTTACAATCTTTTGAAACATTTAGTAGACAATAAAAAAAATAGGCTACCCTTTTGAGGTAGCCTATTATTAGTTAGTTATCAGCAAGGGATGCAATAACTATTTTACTGAGATCTGGTTTAAAGTATCTACTACTTTTAAGTATTTTACCATCCTCTCTAAAAATAGGGTTTCCATTTTCATCCAGTTTACTCATATTACTTCTGTGTATTTCATCAAATACATCTTCAATAATATTTTGCATACCATGTTTTAAAATAGTACCACATAGAATATATAGTTGATCTCCTAATGCATCAGCTATATCTACAAGATTATTTGCAGCACATGCCTCAAGATATTCTTCATTTTCTTCTTTCATTAATTTGAATCTTAAATCATAAGAGTCAACATCTATTAATCTTGGTTTTTCTCCATCTTGTTGTAAAAAAGCTTTATGAAAAGCAGCTACAGATTTTAAAGGTTTTTCCATTTTTTTTTTGTTTTTAAAGTTTATTATAGTTTTTTATTCTTTCTTTAATCATTCCTTCTATTAATATAAGATAATTTATAGCATCACCAATTTTTTCTTCAACATATTCTGTTTTTGGGTGACCATTAAAACCATCTATAGATAAATGATCCAACATATCTTTTATTGATTGAAAGTGTTTTACTGCAAATTCCCAAGCTACTTTTTCTTGAGTATTATGAAAACTTAAACCAATAGCTTTTTTAAAATTGTGAAAAGCATCTTGATTACCTGCAGAGTACTCGGTACCTTTACTAGCTAAAACATTATTAATAAGCTCTTGCCTCCTTGCTACTATAGTATTAAATTCTTCTCTTGTCATATTCTATTTTTTTATATACTTCTGTCTCCATGGTTCTTTATTTTTTTCTTCTTCTTCCATCTCCTTGATCAAATCTTCTAAATCAGTTTGAATAGACATTTTGATTTTACTTTTATTGTGTTCTTCACCGGGAACCTTATTAAGTTCATTTGACCCCTCTTTTGAGGGATCATTTATGTTGTTTATCATTGTTCAAAAAGATTAAGTTGTTTACTAACTTTAGGTATAATATTATTAATCTCTCTATAGATTTTGTCCAAATAATAGGACTCATCTATGTTATAGTCTTCCCAAGCTTTATTTTTATATACATTAAATAAAGTTTGCATCCACTTGCCTGATTCAAGTTGTATTTCTCTTTTGTCAGATTTATTTACTTTATAAATTTTACAACCATTATTTGATATATAATATCTAAGTGTTTTCTGTAAGGTTTGTCTTGTTATTTCTCTATCAATAACACAAGTCTGTTGAAATTCCCAGTCACCTTTGATTTTTACACCTGCACAATAGTCTAGTATATTTCTATTTTCTTGTAAAAACTGTTCTGGCAATTTGTTATCAATAAAGTATGCACTCAAAGCTTTAGGTATGATTAAAAAACTTTTGTTTTTATGTAAAGCCATGTTTTCAAACTCAAATAATCCTTTATACTTAGCTTTTTTCTGTATCATGTTTTTATTCTTTCTATTACTATACCTTTAAAAATTACTTTATTACTATTTTGTTTATAAAAAGTTGCTATAACATTTTTTAAACCGCATCTTTTTAATCTTTTATAATTAAGCTTTCTACCATTTATTACATATTCATATTTAGTTAATACTTTAGACATTACTTTAGATTGTAATTGAACTCTACCTGGATTTATTTTCCAATTAGCTGAAAGTTTTTTTCCGTGATCTTTTCTTATACCTTTAGCCCATTCTTTCTTAAGTCTATTAGATATTTTTTTTCTTGTAGATTCATGAACTATCATTTCAGAATCACTATCAGATCTTAAGTTATAACCATAATTTTTATCTAAAGTTTTTAAAGCATGCATCCAAAATAATTCTCTTCTAGCAATTTCATCTGTATCTTTAATTATTTCTAATATTGAATAGTCAAAGTTTTTTGAACCATGTTTTAACCATGAACTTTGTAAATGAGAACTATCAGATAATCCTTTATTTAATTTATAAGTATGCTCAATTATTCTAGCATATATATTTAAAGATTTACCTATATAAACTTTATTATTTATTAGGTTTCTAATCATGTAAATACCAGATAGATTTTTATGTTTTATGTCAGCTTTCATATAACAAATATATGAAATATAGTTATTAATAAAAATAACATTAATTAATATATTCCTATATAGTTATTAACATCTTTAATCACCATTTTCTTATACTCATCATGTTCTAGGTTAAGCTGCGTTATCTTTTCCCATTCTGAGCATATTTCCATATACTTCTGTTTGTATTGTTCAGGTATCATCATCTCTACACCGTCTGTATTTTGCATTAGAGGAATAGATCCTGGTATACCTTCAGATAACATTTCATACAGCATCATCAGAGTTAATTGACCATTGATAGTAATTCTCATGGTAAACTCTGGATCATATAGAAAGCTATTCTCATCATTACTTAAACCATAAGTTGAATTAAGAATAATTTTATAAACATAGTTTTTAGGATCTTTTTTGGGTAATTTTTTTCTCTCCTCAAAGAACCATTCATACTTATCACAAAAGATATCTTTAGGTAAATGAGCAGGAGACCACTTGTTTCTAATAGCTAGATTAGGATAAAAGCTGGTGACATCAGAACTCATGATGATCATACCATCTTTAGCTTCATATACTCCAGAAGCTGTACAACCATGAGCACCGCCTAGACCAAAATCAGTTTTTACATTTTTATAGTTAAAACTATATTTGAATCCTCCTTTAGTATCTTTAGCATTTATTATTAAACCTTTAAAGTTTAAAAGTAAATTTTGAAAAGCTGGATGATTAAATTTAGTATAAGGTAGTATTATATCTGATACTTTTATATAATCTCTTCTAGTTCTAAGATTTTTTAAGTCGTACTTTTTTATTCCAGTTTCTTGACTTAGAAACATTAAGAATAACTCTTTAGATATTCTTGGTTCTGAAGCACTAAATAAATTAATACCATACTCTTTAGTAAGATCTTTTCTAAGATTAATTTGATCTTTGCTAAGATTCATAATTTGTTTAGTAGACTTTACATCATTAATACAATAAGTTACCACGGTATCAAGTTGTTCTTGAGTAGTAACACTGGTTGTATGGTGAATAGGCATATCAAGAATATTGTGCCAATCCATAGAATATTGTATCCATTTAAGACTAGATCTTTTAGCCGGATTGTCCCAGTGGTTTAACTTGAATACATCTATCTGTCTTATAGATAAATCTCTTTCACTAAACTCTGAGAATTCTTTATTTTCTTGTCT